CATTCGCTTCCTACCACGTGTAGAAGGTGATGAACTTCCATGGGTTAAGATCTTCTCTCATGGCTTCAAAGGACCAACAGGTAAATGGTACATTGAGAATTCACTCACTACACTAGGTCAGAACGATCCAGTTGGTGAACTCAATACAAAACTATGGAACTCTGGTTCAGATGCTAATAAAGAGATCGCCCGTCTACAAAAACGTAGATTGCACTTCATCTCAAACATCCTAGTCGTATCAGATCCTAAACATCCAGAAAATGAAGGCAAAGTAATGCTATTCAAGTATGGTAAAAAGATCTTTGATATGATCATGAATAAGGCTCGTCCTACATTTGAAGATGAGAAACCAGTCAATGTGTTTGATCTATTTGAAGGAGCAAACTTCAAGATCCGTATGCGTACGGTTGAAGGTTATCCTAACTATGATCAATCAGCATTCGCTGAACCATGTCCAGTAGCACCAAGCGATGAAGCTATCGTAGCTATTGCTAACAAGCAAGTTAAACTTGGTGAGTTCCTTGAAGCTAAAAACTTTAAGTCATACGAAGAACTTAAGACTAAGTTGGATTCAGTATTAAGTGGTGATGGACAAGTTCCTACAGCAGAACAGCTTACTAATGAGCCGTTGCCTGTAGCTGCACCTCCAACATTTACTTCGGCTCCAGCTCCTATGCCTACGGCAAAAGCACCAGAGATCAATGAAGATGACGAAGATGTAATGTCGTTCTTTCAAAAGATAGCTGATGAAGCTTAATTAGATGTAAAAGAAAAAGGACCGAAAGGTCCTTTTTTTATGAGGCGAATCTAGACCTATAATAATTCTTAATAGTAGATTCTTGATTTCTGATATTAACCTTCATTAGGTTATTTTGTGTTTGTCTTGTAATATTAGTTGGTGCAGATACGATATTAGTTGCAGGAGCAGCGAATGATTGCATAGATGATTCTTGGTTATCACCTGACTGTTGATATACAGCATCAGCTGAAGCAGCAGGAGTTATGACTTGGTTTGGTTTAACTTCAATAGCAGAAGCCGTAACCATAGGAGTCTTAGTATCGGAAGCAGGTTCATTAGATGCAAATGGATGCCATGGACCAGCGCCAAACGTTTTACCAAATGCGGTGAATCCAATTGCTGGTATCTCAATAGATCTGAACCACTTAATAGCACTGTTAAACATATCTTTAATAGTATCACCTAAACTTATCAATGAGTCGACTACTTTATCGACCATATTATTATACATTTTTTCTAATGAGAATGATTTAAGCCATTTCTTAGCTTTATCAAACCCAAATTCACCAAGTATAAACGCTATGATGTTCTTGACTAAGTCAAATGTGCCGAATACTATTCCACCCACTAATCCTTTTAGTAAGCCACCTATACCGCCAAGTATGCCTTTTTCTTTGTAGCCTTTCCATGCTTCATAGATGGATGTGATTGCTATATAAAGATCACCTATTGGACCAAGTATAGCTTTGAGTGGACCTAATAGTTTAGTGACTACTGGAAAGAACTTCTTTATCTCTGAGAAGAACTTAGCTATTGGTTCAAAGAATGAACTGAATGGTTTACCTGTGGTGAATAGCTTTGTGAATCTTATAGCTGCTCTGAATTCTTTTTTAATGTTAGATAATCCAGCTTTTATTGATTCAAACATGTTACTTAACAGACCTCCACTTTCAAGCCGTAATACTTTCTTAATCTTTCCAACAGTTTCTTTTAAATACTTAGCTAATGGTTCAAGCCAATTGCCTAGCTTATTCTTAGCACCCTTTGCAAGGTCTTCAAATACTGTAGCTATTCGTTTTAATCCACCCATTAACTTATCTCTAATAAAACTTGGAGTAAAGAACTTAACTATAGCTTTAATCTTACTAGCCCATACCTGTAGAGCTGCAACTAATCCAGCTACAGCAAATCCTAGTGCTTTTAACCAACCAGAAGTCTTTGCAAGGTTTACTTTACCCTGCTTTGTATTTTCAACTATCCTCTCTAATAAGTCTATTTGCTTTTGCTTATAGTCTTTATCTTCGATGTCTTGTTGGGTTAAATCGTTTTTACCTTTGGGCGGTGTTTCTTTTCTATTTGTACCTTTAACCAATGTAGCTAGAAGGTTATTATTTTTAGAGATAGCGGCAGTCATCTTAGTAATATTACTATTAAGACCCACATTTAATGACCTATTGATCTTTTGTAATTCTGAGATGATCTTGTTTGTAGGTTCGGGCGCAGTAGTATTAGGCATCTCTACAGACGAGAGTTGTTGTCTAACTGAAGAACTTAAGCCTGATAACTTCTCAGACTCTTGTTTCTTCAATATGTAGTCTAACGATAACGATGGATCTTTATTTGCCATTATTTGTTACTCTCTATCCTTTGTTTCTCTTCTTCTAAGTACTTAATTAACATAGCGACATAAATTTCTCTCTCAAATGGTATCATATGTTCTAAGTCTTCTAAACTATAATGATGATACTGCATCAGAGCAAAGTTCATCTTATAGTAATTGTGTAAAGACTCATGAGAGAGATTAATTAAAAAAAACTTTGTAAGCCCTCAAGTGTCTTATGATGTTCAGTGCCGCATACTGGACACTTATAATCTACATCTTGTTTTAATCTTGGCATAGTCTCAAAGAATTGTTGAACCTTATTAAACTGTTCAGATGATAAGTTATTGAGGAACTCTAATAGTTCTGCCTTTGTTTGCTCTTTAGAGTGATACACTTGATCTGTAGTATAGATGTAATCAATACACTCAACTACGATATCAAATACCTGATCTAAGTTTGCCGAATCAATGTTCTCTAACTTCTTGAGTACATCTATAGTTGGGTATTTTAATGCTACACCAACGTCATCAAACAACCCGATCTTAGAGTTATGATCTGCAGACTTTTTAACTTCGATCTTGGTTAAGTCTATCTCAACTTTAGCTACAGCTTTCTCATCAGTACATGTATCGCATTTGATGAATAGTTCAACCATCTCACCGACTGATTTTGCACGGATCTGAGTAAACACATACTCAAGGTCAAACGTTGCAAAGCTATCTACATCTACGTCATCTTTAATACAAGCTTTGATTACTTGTTTAAGTGACTCGATCATTACTTTAGGGTCTTCTGATTGGTTAGCCAATAAGAGAGCCTTTTCTTCCTTAATCAGGAACGGTCTATACTTTAATTCTTTACCTGTTGAAGGTAGTGTTAACGAGTAAACCGGCGTACTGTTTAATGGTAATGCCATACTATTCTCCTTTATTCATATCTTTAATCATCTTGCTCAATTCACTTGTAGATCCCACAAATATTGCGTTGTTGTTAGTGACTTGTTTATTTGGTTGGCCCTCAGCTCCTGCTTTAGGAGTATCCAACTTCTGTTTACGTTCACTTAATGCTAACAGTTGTTCGTTAGTGTCAGCCAATTGTTTCATTAAGTTACCTACTACTTCAAATGCTCTTGGATGCTCAGATTGTTTGGCTATCTCTAGCGCATGAAACAATGCATCTTGTCCTTGATGTAATAACTTATGCAGATTATTACGAGCTGAGTCGTAATCGTAATTTACATTTTCTTCCACTTTATTAGAAGCTGGGACAATCTCTTGCCCCATGCTTGCGACTTCACCCTGCTTAAGTGGTTCTACATCAAATATCTTTGATAAATTGTCATCAGCTTTCATAATAATACCTTTATATTACGTAATCTTACGTGTTGGTGTTGCTCTTGTTGTGTCTGCTGGAGGATCAGCACCGAATACTGGAGGTGCAGGATCAGGTTCATTTACAACCATTGGTGCTTGGATTGGGAATGACGGTCTTGGCGGCGGAACGGCCGCCTCAGACTTTTTTGATGCTGAGTATGCATTAGCACCAAAGAAAGCTGCGACTAAAGCTGAGATAGCTACAAAGTATGTAGGAGCAATATTGCCAATGATCTTAGCTGCATCATCTACATCTAAATAAGAAGCTATAACGATAGTTACTGGATAGAGTAACATACCCCATAGAGCGAACCATGTCATCTTACGCATAGCATCGCGTTGAGCGTCTTGATCTTCAAGCTCTCTACGTTTGAATTCTAAATACATAGCAAGTTCTTCGCTGCTGACGTATCCGTCTCCGTTTGTATCTGCTTCTTTTAAATGTTGGTAAGCTTTATTACTTACACCTTGTTTTAAATCTGCCATTTTATATCCTTTAAATAAATGTGCTTCCACGGCCTACTGAAGCGGTTTCTGTTGAGAATAACGAAGCTCTTCCTTGCTCAAATGAGTTAAATCCAGTTTGGAAAGTATTAAAACTAGTAAAGTATGTATGTGGTATTATTTGTGAATCCGTAAAATAATCTCCAAATAAACCATTTGTAGTGTTTGTAACGGCATTCGGTTTAGTATTAACAGTAACAGAACTTGATATCCAATACTTATAATTCATGCTGACGGTCATCTTCATGACTTCTTTATCTGCATAATCCATTGTTATCGGATTTATGGTTTTAGGATAACATTGATATAATACTACTTGATATCTACTCTTATCGGCCACATCAAATACTTCAATAGTTATATTTGTAGTATAATCTTTATAATAATTAAATGATCTAGTTTGTGGATTTTGTATAGCACCCATCCAACTATCAAACATCTTCTTAACTTGCATAGAATTATCTACATAGAAACTCATATTAACGTTATCAAATAGCTTATTAAAAGGCACCTCTCTATATTCACCAAAAGTCTTAGCTTGAGTGGTCTCAAGAGTCATTCCTGGTAAATTAACATTATCACAGTATAATAATATCTTTCTAAGATCTAACGCTGCGCCGGCGCCTTGCATACTTCTTGGAGGAGTAAAGGTGATTGCGAACCTTGAGTTACGCATCAAGCCTTCGCTCTTAATACTTGCTATGAATTGGTTTAATGTTGCCATCTTAGTATCCTAATGAATCTTGCCATACTTTATTTTTATTTGCACCAACAAATTGTTCAACTGGTAATAACATAGCAGTGGTCCAATCAGGTGCATCTATCTTTCTAAATCCAGACTTTAAGTGTGAGTTTAAGTAGTGTTTAACACATGGTTCTGCCCATTTAAACTTAGACACCCCAGATATTAAATTCCATGAATACTTAATACGAGTATTCTCAGTCATATTTTTATCTGTAGCAAACTCCATCAATCTCTGTAATAGGATTACTCTAGGCTGATATGGTAGATAGTGCATGTTTAATCCCATGAATCCACCAGATAACTTTTTATATGGGAATACCAATGGAAACATATCATAATATGGTAGTTCATCTTTTGTCTTCGGATCATATAAAAACATATATAAACTTCCAGGCATGATCTGTCTACCCATCTTATGCGAGTCAGAATTTAATACCTTTTGAGCAGTAATGTTCTGTCTTTTAAGAAGGGCCGCCTGTTGTTGGAACCATGCCTTAGACCTAATCGCAGCTTTCTTTAAGTCGTATTGATTCTGTAAAAATATATCTTTAGGTGATTGAGCCATTAACTATTTATATGCTAATTCAAGCCTAATTCATTTTCAGTAATGATTACAAACTCATACCCTCGATCCTTACACCATTCAGTTGCTGCCTTCCATTTAGCTTGGTTTTTAATAAAAGTTAATGACTCTGTAAGATAGTACTTAGTCTTTCTTCCTGGATATATTGGAGGTTGAGTCTGTTTAGCGGGTTTGACTTCAACCAGGTATGTCTTTGTCTGGTTATCTTTGGTCCTAACACGTATTTTAAAGTCAATAAAGTATCTATGAACACGATTATCTGTAGGACACCTATATGGGACTACTGTCTCCTCAGAACACCATTTGATTATAGACGGGTTCTTATCGCACCATGAGGCAAAACGGGTCTCCCAACTTGATCTCATGATAATGTTGGTAGGGTCCCCTTCATACTTCTCAGGAAACATTGGTTTATATCTTCGTTTATGAAACATCTTCTGTATTTATTATAAATAATCAATAAACGTTTAGGAATGTAATATGGCCGAAATAGGACCAAATTGGAATAACAACTCTACTATAGAAGATACTGCAAATGGTAAAAGTCTATATACTGCAAGGGGTGGGGCTGGTTCGTTTGATAATAATAAGTATTCAATAGACCAATTACAATATCCTTC